AGCCTGGGCAAACGAAATTCGCCTGATGTGTGTGCAGGATGGTCGTACTCACAAACAAATCTGCGAGATGTACAGCCGCGTCAGCCGCGATCCGTTCTGGTGCCGTAACGTGCTCAGCCCGTCGAAGTTGCGGGAAAAATGGGATGAGCTTTCCCTGCGCTTATCGCCGTCCGTCAGCACGCACACAGAAAAACGTGAAGACCCGTACTTCAAAGCCAGTTACGACAACGTGGACTACAGCCAGATCCCGGCAGGATTCAGGGGGTGATTATGAGTCTTTTGAATGAAGTTCAGAAATTCATTGAAGCCCATCCGGGGTGTACTTCCGGAGACATTGCGGATGCTTTTGCAGGTTACTCACGGCAGCGCGTTCTGCAGTCAGCAAGCAAGTTACGTCAGAGTGGGCGTGTGGCTCACCGTTGTGAAGGAGATACACGCAGACATTTCCCGCGCCTGACTGAGAGAGCGCAGGAGCCGGAACCACAACCAGTTCGTGAAACCAGACCTGTGCGCAATTTCTATGTCGGCACTAACGATCCCCGGGTGATTTTGTGCCTGACCCGCCAGGCTGAAGAACTGGAGTCAAGGGGCTTATACCGTCGTGCTGCAACGGTGTGGATGGCGGCATTCCGTGAAAGCCACTCCCAGCCAGAACGAAACAATTTTCTGGCGCGTCGTGAGCAGTGTTTACGGAAAAGCAGCAAGCGCGCTGTATCGAGTGATGAGTGGTATCTGTCAGGGAATTACGTGGGGGCGTAATGACGACGTTAACTCAATGCCAGCAGCAGGTGCTGGATATGCTGATTTCTTATCAGAAAGAACGTGGCTTCCCGCCAACCAATCAGGAGGTGGCAACCATGCTGGGATACCGTTCGGTGAATGCAGCGGTGGAGCATCTTCGCGCACTGGAGAAAAAAGGCGTCATCACGATAAAGCGTGGTGTGGCCCGGGGGATAACGCTTCATACCGCGGTCAAGGACGACGACAGCGAGGCGGTCGGGATTATCCGCGCACTGCTTGCCGGTGAGGAAAACGCCAGGCTGCGTGCAACCCACTGGTTACATAAGAGGGGCATGAAAGTATGAAGCTGATTCTGCCTTTTCCGCCCAGCGTGAACACGTACTGGCGACACCCCAACAAAGGGGCGTTTGCAGGTAAGAGCCTGATAAGCGAGGCGGGGCGAAAATTCCAGAGCGCGGCGTGCGCAGCAATAGTTGAGCAGTTACGTCGTCTGCCGAAACCAACGTCGGCACCTGCTTCAGTGGAGATCGTGTTGTTTCCTCCGGATAACCGGATCCGCGATCTGGACAACTATAACAAGGCGCTGTTTGACGCCATGACCCACGCGGGTGTGTGGGAAGACGACAGTCAGGTGAAAAGAATGCTAGTGGAGTGGGGACCGGTTATCCCGGAAGGGAAGGTCGAAATCACTATCAGTAAGTACGAGAAAACGGCGGGTGCAGCCGCCTGATTAAGAGGAGAAACGAAGTATGAATAATCTGATGGTCATTGATGGTATTGAAGTTCGTCGTGATGCTTATGGGCGTTACAGCCTGAACGATCTGCATCGCGCAGCAGTAGCATCTGGTGCAAATGCCAGAACCAAGGAGCCGGGAAAGTTTCTTTCCAGCCAACAAACTGTTGAGCTTGTTCATGAATTGACCAACACCCAGAATTTGGGTGTTGACCCGGTGAGTGTGATTCATGGGGGAAATGAACGGGGAACGTATGTCTGCAAGGAACTGGTGTATGCCTATGCAATGTGGATCAGCCCGTCATTCCATCTGAAGGTGATCCGTACTTTCGATATGGTAACCAGCGCACCGGAAAAATTATCCGGACAGGCTGCTGACAAGATGCAGGCTGGCGTGATCCTGCTGGACTTTATGCGCCGGGAGTTAAACCTGTCTAACTCTTCAGTGCTTGGTGCCTGTCAGAAACTCCAGGAGGCTGTTGGCTTACCGAATCTGGCACCGCGCTATGCCATTGATGCTCCTGCTGACGCGCCTGATGGCTCAAGCCGCCCCACGCTGTCACTGAGTGCACTGCTGAAGCAGTATGGTATCCGCCTGACAGCTAATCAGGCATATCACCAGATGGTGAAACTGGGGATCGTCGAGCAGCGCGAACGATACAGCCGTACCGCGATTAACAACATCAAAAAATTCTGGTCGCTGACAGCGAAAGGCTGCATGTTCGGCAAGAACATCACCAGTCCCGCAAATCCGCGCGAGACGCAGCCGCATTTCTTCGAATCCCGATTCCCAGAGCTGTTAAAGCTGCTCGATACCGTTCATTGAGGTGACCGTGAGAGCACTACTGACCCCTGAAATTGCCCCGCGTATGGGGATCGTATTGTTCAGGCCAGGTTCAGAGCTGATGCCCTTGTTTATGCAGGGGCGTGTCCTGCTGGAGCCTGAGCCGGAACGTTATTCATCTTTCGCCAGCGGTGCCGTTCCGGCGGCACCGCTGGCGGATGATCCTGCCGTTCGGGCCGTGTTCCGCAATGAGGCAGTGATCCGTCGTGCTGGTGGCGTGGAATGTCTTGAAAGCTGGTTACTTCGTGAAAAAGGCTGTCAGTGGCCTCATTCCGACTGGCACAGCGAGAACATGACCACAATGCGACACGCTCCGGGCGCAATCCGTCTGTGCTGGCACTGCGATAACCAGCTGCGCGATCAGTTCACGGAACGGCTGGAATCAATGGCAACGGATAACTGTGCCCGCTGGGTGTTGTCTGTTGTGCGTCGGGATCTCGGTTTTGATGATAGTCACGTTGTGACAATGCCGGAACTGTGCTGGTGGCTGATTCGTAATGACCTGGCGGATGCCTTACCGGAAAGTGCAGCCCGTAAGGCACTGAGATTACCGAAGCCTGTTGTGCCGTCTGTCTCCCGGGAAAGTGACCTTGTGCCTTCGGTTCCTGCCACCAGCATCATCCAGGATAAGGCGAAAAAGGTGCTGGCGCTGAAAGTGGATCCGGAGTCGCCGGAGTCTTTTATGTTACGCCCAAAACGTCGCCGCTGGGTTAATGAAAAGTACACGCGCTGGGTTAAGACACAGCCGTGTGCATGTTGTGGAAAGCCCGCTGATGATCCCCACCACCTGATAGGCCACGGTCAGGGTGGAATGGGTACAAAAGCGCATGATCTCTTTGTGTTGCCTTTGTGCAGAAAGCATCACGACGAGCTGCATGCGGATACCGTGGCATTTGAAGAGAAGTATGGCTCCCAGCTGGAGCTGATATTTCGTTTTATCGATCGTGCGCTGGCAATTGGCGTGCTGGCCTGATTTTGTGGAGAAGGTTGATGCGTGATATGTATGAAGTATTGGACCGCTGGGGAGCATGGGCTGCAGCAGATAACAGTGGTGTGGACTGGCAGCCTGTTGCTGCAGGGTTTAAAGGTTTACTACCTCATGGAAAGAAAACACGCCAACAATGCGATGATGATGAAGGAATCATGATTGACAGCTGTGTTGCGCGATTGCGGAAATATAAGCCAGAAGAATATGAACTGATCATTGCTCACTTTGTTATCGGTATTTCACTCCGTTCAATAGCAAAGAAACGGAAATGCTCTGACGGGTCAATCAGAAAACAACTTCAAGCAGCAATAGGAGTGATTGAAGGTATTTTGTTGATTATTAAGCCCCTGTAGGGCTTAATAATTCATATGAATTCTGTTTCCGAGATAATATAATCCAAAGAAAGTTGATACTAAGAGTTGCCAAACTAGGAAAGTAAATACAACAGTATAAACCATTAAAACAATACTGTTTTGATAGACATTGATTAATGGTGAAAATATAGCATTAAGTATTATTATAACAATGCTTAATGCTGTTAAAAAAGAGAATAGCATGCAAAGAAATAATCGTCTGGTCAGAACCTCCTCTGAATTTACTACTTTTCCATTTTCTTTTGTTACTTTTATTTCAATAGAGGCATTTCTTTCATTGCTAATCAATGGTAAATCAATCTCAGCTCTATTGAAAGTTGCTATGGCGGCCAGAGCGGCAATATAAAACCCTGGTAGGTTAGAGATAAATGAAACGATTGATTTAATGAAACCATTGTCATCAAATAAATCTTTGACAGGGATTTTTAATAGAATGAAAAGTACTGCTGTGATAGAAGTAAGTAGAATTGGTGCTACCCAATCATATGCAGCTTTGCCGCTAATACCTTTAATAAAAAGATATCCAAACGGCTTGCCTAGATGAGAGAAAACTGAAAGTATTGGCATAATAACCTCACATCAAATCTATCATTTTCACAACAAACTCTAGTTCAATTTTAACATATGAATCCTTCAGGCGCGAATTAAAGTTATCGATAATGCTTTTCTTAATAAATGTTTTTTCTAAATTATTAAGATTGATGTTTGAGGTTTTGAAATCAACCTGCCTTGGTTTATTTGTTTCAGGATCTTGGAATTTAACCTTTAATTTATCATAACCACCATTCATTTTTTTATTGAAATGAGATGCTACATTTTTAATCCATCCAATAACATTGTCACCATGATTTGGAAGTAATTTTAATGTACTTTCAGTCGGAATGTAAGGTGAATTAACATCAGGAGCATTAATTGTTCCGAATTGATCCTTGACTAATATGACATCTGATAATCCTTTTTGGCTTATTTTATTAAAAAGCTCCTTGTCTAACATTCCTGTAAATTCAAATATTGGTTTGTATCGTATTTTTACTTCTTTTTTTGATGTTGCAGAAATAACGTTAGTTGGATGTTTTGCGGTAAATAAGTCTTCATTGTCTTTCGCCACTTCAAAGAGAATTTTGTCTAAAAAACTATTTAACCGGGCCGTAGATACACCTGGGGTAGATGTACAAATCATATCATAGGTTCTTTTATTTCCATTTAATGATATGACAACATAGGTAGAAACTTCATAGCCTTCACCTTGTTCATATTTTGGTTGGATTTCAACGCGTTCATTAGTATTTATATTTTTTACAACGGTAGTACTTCCATTTTTATCAACACTATTAATAAGAAGGACAATATGCGTGGGTGAGTTATCTGGAAGTAAAGGATAAAGTTGTACATCTTGGAGAGTAACTACAATATTCCCAGAATCATATGAATGAACGAGTCCCTTTTGTTTAACAATCAATGGGGCAAGCATGTACATTTCCGGAACAGGACATATACACTGGGCTTTTACCTCTTGTGTTGCCTTGGTTCTAAACTTTGTGTCAATGGTCAGACTATGATGAGTAACGAGTCTTTCGCTAGCATTTAATTTTGCCATGAAATCATCCGATTATGATTTTTCGATTTATTTGTTAATCTTACAAAAACGCTAACGCGTACGCAAAAATTATTGTATCGTGTTAAGAGTGGTTACTTCGCCACACAGCTTAAACCCGCCGTCGAGCGGGTTTTGTCGTTTCTGGGGCTGGGGATTCGTTGGTCCTGGTCTATTCCGCAGTTATCCATTGGTTCGGCTTCTTTGACGTTTCCGCTTCTAATTTGCTGTACATGATGTTCCCTCAATTTGCACCTGCTGTATCAGCGAGGTGAGAGATAACTACAAATGCCTCATAACCCAAATACCTGGCTGGAGTTGTTCCAGAGCTGGTGGCGTGGAGACACACCGCTGGGCGCAGTGATTATGTCGATCGTTATGGCTGGCTTGCGCATTGCCTATTTTGGCGGTGGTGGTGGCTGGAAACGAAAAACGCTCGAGATTTTGCTCTGTGGTGCTCTGACGCTGACTTTTGCATCCGCTCTTGAGTATGTCGGATGGCCTAAATCTCTTTCTGTTGCCATTGGTGGCGGCGTTGGGCTGATCGGGGTCGATGCTATTCGTGGGGCTGCAATGAGAGTAATCGGTAATAAGTTTGGTGGCTCTAAGGAGTAATTTATGCAGGTACTAAATTCCCAGCGTAAAGCTTTCCTGGATATGGTGGCATGGTCAGAGGGAACGGATAACGGGCGACAACCGACACGTAACCACGGTTATGACGTTATTGTCGGTGGAGAACTCTTCACTGATTACTCCGATCACCCTCGCAAACTTGTCAAGCTAAACTCCAAACTCAAATCAACAGCCGCCGGACGTTACCAGCTTCTTTCCCGTTGGTGGGATGCTTACCGTAAACAGCTTGGTTTGAAAGACTTCTCCCCCAAAAGCCAGGACGCAGTGGCATTGCAGCAGATTAAAGAGCGTGGCGCTTTACCTATGATTGATAGCGGCGATATTCGTCAGGCAATCGACCGTTGCAGCAATATATGGGCTTCATTACCCGGTGCAGGTTACGGTCAGTATGAACATAAAATCGGTGACCTGATTGCCCGATTTAAAGAGGCTGGTGGGGTGGTAAATGAAGTTGAGTTATAAGCTGACTATCTCTGCTTTCTTCTTTACTGTTATTGGCTCTTTCATCTGGTCAGCGAATCACTACTACAGCAAATATCAGCACGAAAAGAAACGTGCTGATGAGGCTGTACAAAATGCCAAATCGGCAACTGCCATTACCAATAACGTCCTGCAATCACTGCAAATCGTCAATACAGTACTGGAGGCTAACCAGCATGCAAAACAGCAGATCGCACTGGAGTCACAGAGAACCCAGGAAGATATCAAAATGGCTGTTGCGGATGATGATTGTGCTTCACGTGCTGTGCCTGCTGCCGCTGCTGACCGGTTGCGGAAGTACGCGGACAGTTTACGTGAGCGTTCCGGTGGCACCACTGCCACCCAGCCTGACTTCTGATACTCCTGTACCGTTTATACCTAATCCGCTGACGTATGGTGCCAGTCTGGAGCTGAATGTGAGTCTGTTGTCTGCGCTGGCTAACTGCAATCGGGATAAAGCTGATATTCGTAAAATAGATGCAGAGAGAACTAACCATTAAGCAATAAAATTGTCAAATTAATCAGTTGTCAAATGAATATACGTTAAAGGTATATGTCGACATAATTTCACCAAGTACCTCAATACATACACTTTTTTTATGAAAATTACTGGGAAATGAACTTAGCTCCTCAAGACATTGCACATAAGTGCTGATATCACTTGCATCACGTTCAAGGAATTTCACTTGACCAAAAGAAGGAGTTTTAATCTTGGTTCTTTGCTGGATTATATGGATAAAGTGTGTAGTTGGTGAAACTATTACTCTTGAAATATCGGAAATGATGTCTTCTTGAACTTGCCGATAAAGTAAATCCTTTGGGTAATGGTGTTTTATCTCGATGGTTGCAACATTGCCATTATGTTCAGACGTTAATATCGACTGGTTATAAAGTGATATGTCAACAGCGCCGATACCGAGTTTTGGATGCTCACTTAAAGCAGTTAGTGTGCTGATTTGATTGAGTATAACAACTAACTCATCACGTATTTGTGTGTCATGTTTGCGATTGTAGAAGTAGCCATTCAGTTCATTTAACTTTTTATGCATCCTATCGTGACTAATTGCTTCGATCAGTAAATCCTGAATCATACTTTTCTCTAGGTAATCCGAACGGTTGTAAGTGACAGTATTGTGCTGGCATGTCATTAATATGTAAAGGTATTGTGAATGCCAGAAAGATAACGAAGTATCATCGATAGAAAAACTTTACAGCCCACTCGTAAACAGCTTTGTAAATCGGTTCATGGTAAATACTATCGATACTATTCAGATGTGCGATCATCGCCTCCACAGTTGTAGTGGTTGTTTCTAATATTTCGATTATTGCAGGGCGGTCATCATCTTCATCGAAGTATTCGAACAGCAGTACAGGTTTACCATGCAATTCAGCATCTGAGACTCTAAGGTTACAACTACCGCTCAACTCAAAGTGAATTTTGTAATTACCTTCTACAGAATGGCCTACGGGGAAAAAGTATAGGGTGTCATCTTTGTTCAAAAGCCATTCCCATTCATAACTATTCATTTGTGAACTCCTGTTCATTGAGTTTCAACAACTATCAACTACATCCAGCGAAGCATAAAAGATCGTTTATGGCAAAACCGGAATGGAGTGCGATTCGATTCTGAGAAGGGTGCCACGTATCGTACGCGAACCATCCAAGAGGATTATGCAATGCCCCTACGAACCCCAAAATCCTGCCGCGTTCGCGGCTGCCGTAATACCACTACAGACCCGTCAGGCTACTGCGAAAGCCACAAAAACGAAGGCTGGAAACAATACAAGCCGGGGCAATCTCGTCATCAGCGCGGTTATGGTTCGAAGTGGGATGTTATCCGCGCGCGTGTGCTGAAGCGTGACAAAGGTTTATGTCAATTATGTCTGCATGCTGGTGTGGTGGGTGAGGCGAAAACCGTTGACCACATCATTCCCAAAGCGCATGGCGGCACCGATGCCGACAGTAACCTGCAGAGTCTGTGCTGGCCGTGTCATAAGGCGAAGACGGCCCGTGAACGGCTGAAGTAAGAACCAGTTCCCATTGCCAGAGGGGAGGGGCGGGTCAAATCCCTGTGACCTGACGTCTTCCGGACTGCCCGCCCCATCGTTTTTTTATACCCGCGAAAAATGAAATTTAACCAGGAGTGCCGCATATGGCTGGAACGGCGGGGCGTTCCGGGCGTCGCCCCAAGCCAACGGCGCGCAAGGCGCTGGCCGGAAACCCCGGCAAGCGAGCCCTGAATAAAGATGAACCTGTTTTTACGCCCATCAAAGGTGTTGAGCCACCGGAGTGGTTCGCTGAAGAAGATCTCCCTCTCGCCACGATCATGTGGCAACTGACAACTAAAGAACTTTGCGGTCAGGGCCTGCTGTGCGTGACTGACCTCGCGGTGCTTGAGCGGTGGTGTGTGGCCTATGAGTTCTGGCGACGTGCCGTGAAAAATATTGCCAGACAGGGCAACACCATCACCGGTGCAATGGGCGGTATGGTCAAAAATCCTGAGCTGACCGCCAAAAAAGAACAGGAGTCCGAGATGAGCAGCACGGGGGCAATGCTCGGACTCGACCCCAGCAGCCGCCAGCGTCTGATTGGCCTGGCGGGGCAGAAGAAAGCTACTAACCCGTTTCTGAAAATCATCGAATCATGAGCCGGAAATCTTACCCCAACGTAAATGCTGCCAATCAGTATGCCCGGGATGTCGTTCGCGGAAAGATTGTGGCCTGCCAGTTTGTGATTCAGGCCTGCCAGCGCCATCTTGATGACCTGATGGCGGAAAAAAGTAAGTCGTTTCGTTACCGCTTCGACAAGGACCTGGCTGAACGGGCCGCCAAATTTATTCAGCTGTTGCCGCACACCAAGGGTGAGTGGGCATTTAAGAGGATGCCCATTACGCTGGAGCCGTGGCAGCTCTTTGTGATCTGCTGCGCGTTTGGCTGGGTCAATAAAGGCTCCCGGCTGCGCCGCTTCCGTGAGGTGTATACCGAAATCCCCCGTAAGAACGGCAAATCGGCAATCTCTGCCGGTGTCGCCCTGTATTGTTTTGCCTGTGATAACGAGTTCGGCGCGGAAGTGTATTCCGGTGCCACGACGGAGAAACAGGCATGGGAAGTCTTTCGTCCGGCAAGACTGATGTGTAAACGCACACCCATGCTGACGGAAGCGTTCGGGATTGAGGTTAACGCCTCAAACATGAACCGTCCGGAGGATGGTGCGCGTTTTGAACCGCTGATCGGTAACCCCGGTGATGGTTCATCACCCCACTGTGCGGTGGTGGATGAATATCACGAGCACGCCACAGATGCGCTTTACACCACGATGCTTACCGGGATGGGGGCGCGACGTCAGCCACTGATGTGGGCTATCACTACCGCCGGGTACAACATTGAGGGGCCGTGCTACGACAAACGGCGGGAAGTCATCGAGATGCTCAACGGCTCGGTGCCTAACGATGAACTGTTCGGGATCATCTATACCGTTGATGAAGGTGACGACTGGACCGACCCGCAGGTGCTGGAAAAAGCCAATCCAAATATTGGCGTGTCGGTTTATCGCGAATTTTTGTTAAGTCAGCAGCAGCGTGCGAAAAATAACGCCCGTCTGGCAAACGTCTTTAAAACAAAACACCTCAATATCTGGGTGTCGGCGCGTTCGGCGTATTTCAACCTGGTGAGCTGGCAGAGCTGCGAGGATAAATCACTGACCCTTGAGCAGTTCGAGGGGCAGCCGTGCATTCTGGCCTTTGACCTGGCGCGTAAGCTGGATATGAACAGCATGGCGCGACTTTATACCCGCGAGATTGACGGTAAAACGCATTACTACAGTGTGGCCCCGCGTTTCTGGGTACCGTATGACACGGTGTACAGCGTCGAGAAAAATGAAGATCGACGGACAGCCGAACGCTTTCAGAAATGGGTGGAAATGGGCGTTCTGACCGTTACCGATGGTGCGGAGGTGGATTATCGCTACATCCTCGAGGAGGCCAAAGCGGCGAACAAAATCAGCCCGGTCAGTGAGTCACCCATCGACCCCTTCGGGGCGACCGGGTTGTCACATGACCTTGCTGATGAAGACCTGAACCCCATCACTATCATTCAGAACTACACCAACATGTCCGACCCGATGAAAGAGCTGGAAGCGGCAATTGAATCGGGGCGCTTTCATCATGACGGCAATCCCATCATGACCTGGTGTATCGGCAACGTGGTCGGCAAAACCATTCCGGGTAACGATGATGTGGTGAAACCCGTCAAAGAGCAGGCGGAAAACAAAATTGACGGTGCAGTTGCGCTGATTATGGCGGTTGGCAGAGCCATGCTGTACGAGAAAGAAGACACGCTGTCTGATCACATTGAGTCCTACGGGATCCGCTCGCTTTAACTGAGGTAATTATGATCATGCTGATTCTCGCGCCTCTGGTGGGCGTGCTGGGTGCGCTTTTGCTGGCGTATGGCGCCTGGCTGATTTATCCCCCGGCGGGTTTTGTTGTTGCCGGGGCGCTGTGCCTGTTCTGGTCGTGGCTGGTGGCGCGATATCTCGACCGTACACAGCCGTCTGTCGGCGGAGGTAAATAGTGTTCTTTTCGGGATTATTTCAACGAAAAAGTGACGCACCGGTGACTACGCCAGCAGAGCTGGCGGATGCTATCGGGCTGTCATATGACACCTATACCGGAAAGCAGATCAGCAGCCAGCGGGCCATGCGACTGACGGCGGTTTTTTCCTGCGTCAGGGTGCTGGCAGAGTCGGTCGGGATGTTGCCCTGCAATCTGTATCACCTGAACGGCAGCCTGAAACAGAGAGCCACCGGCGAACGTCTGCATAAGCTGATCTCCACGCATCCCAATGGCTATATGACGCCGCAGGAGTTCTGGGAGCTGGTGGTCACCTGTCTGTGCCTGAGGGGAAACTTTTACGCCTACAAAGTGAAAGCATTTGGCGAAGTGGCTGAACTGCTGCCCGTCGATCCCGGCTGTGTGGTACCGAAGCTTAACAGTAGCTGGGAGCCGATCTATCAGGTCACATTCCCGGATGGCTCCACGGATGTACTGAGCCAGGAGGATATCTGGCATGTGCGCACGCTGACGCTGGACGGACTGGTGGGGCTGAATCCCATCGCCTATGCCCGCGAGGCAATATCGCTGGCGGCAGCGACCGAAGAACACGGGGCCAGACTGTTCAGCAATGGCGCGGTGACGTCGGGTGTGTTGCGTACAGAGCAGACGCTGTCAGATCAGGCTTATGAGCGCCTGAAGAAAGATTTTGAGGAGCGTCACACCGGGCTTGGCAATGCTCACCGCCCGATGATCCTTGAGATGGGGCTGGACTGGAAGTCGATGGCGCTGAACGCCGAGGACAGCCAGTTCCTGGAAACCCGCAAGTTTCAGCTTGAAGAAATCTGTCGTCTGTTCCGGGTGCCGTTGCACATGGTGCAGAACACCGATCGCGCCACCTTCAACAATATCGAAGAGCTGGGGCTGGGATTTATCAACTATTCACTGGTGCCGTATCTGACCCGCATCGAACAGCGGATCAACACCGGACTGGTACGAAAAAGTAAGCAGGGCGTTTATTACGCCAAATTTAACGCCGGGGCGTTACTGCGCGGGGATATGAAGTCCCGTTTTGAAGCCTACGCCACCGGGATCAACTGGGGAATTTACTCTCCCAATGACTGCCGCGACCTGGAAGATATGAATCCGCGTCCCGGTGGTGATGTCTATCTCACACCGATGAACATGACCACGAAACCCTCCGATGGCAGTAAAGCCGGTAAGCAGAAGGATAACGCCAATGCAGACGAAACAACGTCTTGATGTACCGCTGAGTCTGAAATCTGTCAGTGACTCCGGTGAGTTTGAAGGGTATGGCTCCGTCTTTGGTGTAAAGGACAGTCACGATGATGTGGTGATGTCCGGGGCATTTGCTGCTTCCCTGCGGGCGTGGAGTGACAGAAAAGCGTTACCTGCGCTGCTCTGGCAGCACCGCATGGATGAGCCCATCGGTGTTTACACCGAAATGAAGGAAGACGATGTCGGGCTTTACGTCAGGGGGCGGTTGCTCATTGATGATGATCCCCTGGCAAAACGCGCACATGCACACATGAAGGCCGGTTCGTTAACCGGCCTTTCTATTGGGTACGTCCTGAAGGACTGGGAATACGACCGGACGAAAGAAGCCTTTCTGCTGAAAGAAATCGACCTCTGGGAAGTCAGTCTGGTGACGTTTCCGTCTAACGACGAGGCGCGGATCAGCGACGTCAAGAACGCGCTGGCCCGCGGGGAAATCCCCGAACAGAAAAAAATCGAAAGAGTCCTGCGTGATGTCGGACTCTCCCGTACCCAGGCCAAAGCATTCATGGCCGGGGGCTATGGCGCACTGTCCCTGCGCGACGCTGAGGATGTGGGCTCTGCACTGAATGCACTGAAAAATCTGAACTTCTAATCAGGAGAAATACGATGGCGGTAGATATTAAAGATGTCGAACAGGTCGCGCAGGAGCTGCAGCAGAAGTTTGACGACTTCAAAGCAAAGAACGACAAGCGCGTGGATGCGATTGAGCAGGAAAAAGGCAAGCTTGCCGGGCAGGTGGAAACCCTGAACGGAAAACTCAGCGAGCTGGAAAATCTCAAAAGCGACCTTGAAAAAGAGCTGCTTGAGCTGAAACGTCCGGCAGGTGGTGCGCAAAATAAACTGGCCACCGAGCATAAAGAAGCGTTTGTGGGCTTCCTGCGTAAAGGCCGTGAAGATGGTCTGCGCGATCTGGAGCGCAAGGCATTACAGGTGGGCACCGATGAAGACGGTGGCTATGCCGTGCCGGAAGCGCTGGATCGCAACATTCTGACCCTGCTGAAAGATGAAGTGGTGATGCGTCAGGAAGCCACGGTGATCACCGTTGGCGGTTCCGACTACAAAAAACTGGTGAATCTGGGCGGTACGGCTTCCGGATGGGTGGGGGAAACGGATACGCGATCCCAGACTGCCACCTCCAGACTGGAGCTGATTGAACCTCTCATGGGGGAAATCTACGGCAACCCGCAGGCCACCCAGAAAATGCTGGACGATGCCTTCTTCAACGTGGAGGCCTGGATCAACAGCGAGCTGGCAACCGAATTTGCCGAACAGGAAGAAATTGCCTTTACCTCCGGCGATGGCACCAAGAAGCCGAAAGGGTTCCTGGCGTATGAGTCCACGGATGAAACCGACAAGGTCCGGGCGTTTGGCAAACTTCAGCATATTGTATCCGGTGAAGCGACGGCAGTGACCGCTGATGCCATTATCAAACTGATTTACACGCTGCGTAAGGCACATCGCACCGGTGCGAAGTTCATGATGAACAACAACAGCCTGTTTGCCATTCGTCTGCTGAAAGACAGCGAGGGTAACTATCTGTGGCGTCCGGGGCTGGAGCTGGGGCAGCCGTCCTCTCTGGCGGGTTACGGTATCGCTGAAAACGAACAGATGCCGGATATCGCCGCTGATGCGAAAGCCATTGCATTTGGTAACTTCAAACGGGGTTACACCATCGTTGACCGTATCGGCACCCGCATTCTGCGTGACCCGTACACCAATAAACCGTTTGTCGGTTTTTATACCACCAAGCGCACCGGCGGGATGCTGGTCGATTCGCAGGCCATCAAACTGCTGAAGATTGCAGCGGCGTAATCACTCAGGGGCGCGGAACCGCGCCCCCTGTTCTGACGGGTGAAGAATCATGATCCTGAAACAAGATCTGAAATGGTCACCGGACGGTATGCGTGTTGAGGTCATTCAGGCCGGTGAGTATGACGACGGGGCGCTTCCTGCCCGGGTGCAGGAGATTGCACTTCAGGCCGGGTTAGCAGAGCGCGGAATCAGTGCAAAAAGCAGTAAAGCGGCAAAAGAGAAAAAAGCCACGACCAGTAAAGAGGGCTGAGTATGCTTCTGACAATGGAAGAGATTAAAGCCCAACTCCGGCTGGATGAGGATTTCGATACTGATGACCGCCATCTGCAACTGCTGGCATGTGCGGCACAAAAGCGGACGGAAACGTATCTGAACCGGAAGCTCTATGCACCGGATGAAACCATTCCGGACAGCGATCCGGACGGGCTGCACCTGCCGGATGATATTCGTCTGGGGATGCTGATGCTTATCAGCCATTTTTACGAAAACCGCTCGTCGGTTACGGAAGTGGAGAAACTCGACATGCCGCAGAGTTTTGGCTGGCTTGTCGGCCCGTACAGGTACTTTCCGCAATGAAAATTCGTCAGGCGCAGACCAGCGCAACCTACATTCTGCCGGACCCCGGTGAACTGAATAAACGCGTCCTGATCCGCCTGCGGGTGGATATGCCCGCGGATAACTTTGGCGTGGAGCCTCAATACCCGGTTACGTTCCGGACATGGGCGAAGGTTATCCAGACCAGTGCCACCACCTGGCAGGAAACCGCGCAGACCGGGGACGCCATCACCCATTACATCACCATTCGTTACCGCCGGGGGATCACCGCTGATTATGAGGTGGTCTGCGGTGACAGTGTGTACCGGGTGAAACGTCAGCGCGATCTGAACGGGGCGCGGCGCTTTCTGCTGCTGGAGTGTACGGAGCTGGGCGAATGTAGGCAGAGTCACGGAGGCAACAATGACGACTTCCTTTTTGCACGTTGATTTTCAGCAGCCCGCGGAGATGCGCTTTAACCGCGCCCGTGTCCGGCGGGCGTTTGTCACGATTGGTCAGCGTCATATGCGTGATGCCCGTCGGCTGGTGATGCGCCGTGCGCGGTCGGCACCGGGTGAAAACCCCGGTTATCAGACCGGACGCCTGGCTCGTTCGATTGGTTACATGGTGCCGAGAGCCAGTAAAAAGCGAGCCGGTTTTATGACACGCATTGCCCCTAACCAGCGCAACGGGAAGGGGAACCGGATGATCTCTGGTGACTTCTATCCGGCGTTTCTGTTTTTTGGTGTCCGGGGAGGAGCAAAACGTCGTCGTAGTCATCATCGTGGTGCATCCGGTGGCAGCGGCTGGCGACTGGCTCCACGTAATAACTTCATGGTGGAAACGCTTGAAAAGAACCGCAGCTGGACACGCTATTTTCTGGCGCGGGAATTGCGTAAATCACTGAAGCCGGAGCGACGACACAGATGAAACTGACGCCTGTTATTGCTGCACTGCGTGCCCGCTGTCCGTATTTTGAAAACCGGGTGGCAGGCGCGGCCCAGTTCAAAAATCTGCCGGAGGTCGGAAAGCTGAGACTCCCGGCGGCGTATGTGGTACCGGGTGATGACTCTCCGGGAGAAAACAAAAGCCAGACCGACTACTGGCAGGAGCTGAAAGAGGGCTTCTCCGTGGTTGTCATACTGAGTAACGGGCGTGATGAGCGCGGTCAGTTTGCCTCGTATGATGTGGTGGACGATGTCCGGCAGATGCTCTTTAAGGCTCTGCTGGGCTGGAACCCGGAGGCGTGCGGTAACCCGATTACCTATGACGGCGGCACGCTGCTGGATCTGAATCGTCATGAGCTGATTTATCAGTTCGATTTTTCGGTCATCAGCGAGCTGACTGAAGACGATACCCGCCAGCAGGATGATCTGAACAGTCTGGATGAACTGCAAACGCTGGCGATTGATGTTGATTATCTCGAGCCCGGTAACGGGCCTGACGGCGATATCGAACATCACACCGAAATAACCCTTCCTTCCTGAGGATCCTCATGTTTGTCAAACCTGTTAAAGGGCGGTCAGTTCCTGATCCTGCCCGCGGCGACCTTTTGCCCGCCGAAGGGCGAAATGTTGACGAGAACAACTACTGGCTGCGCCGTGAAGCAGCGGGTGATATCCGGCGCGTGAATAAAAAGGTGAATACCGATGACGATAAGCTTTAACACCATTCCGTCGAATACGCTGGTTCCGTTGTTTTATGCGGAAATGGATAACCAGGCGGCGAATACTGCACAGGACAGCGGAGCATCGCTGCTGATTGGTCATGCCAATCACGGTGCAGAGATTGTTGCCAACAGTCTGGTACTGATGCCGTCGGCAGACTATGCACGCCAGATTTGTGGTGCGGGAAGTCAGCTGGCGCGTATGGTCGAGGCTTATCGCCAGACTGACCCGTTTGGCGAGCTGTATGTGATTGCCGTTCCTGAATCCACAGGCGCGGCGGCAACGGTTACGCTGACGGTGACCGGGGCGGCAACCGAAACCGGCACGGTGAATGTGTATGTGGGACGTACCCGCGTGCAGGCACCGGTGACTAACGGCGATAACGTCACGATGATTGCCAGCAGTATCCAGGATGCCATCAATGCCGTTCCGGCCCTGCCGTTTACGGCTTCATCTTCGGCAGGCGTGGTTACACTGACCGCGCGTCATAAGGGGCTTTGCGGGAATGAAATTCCTGTCAGCCTCAATTACTACGGCTTTGGTGGGGGCGAAGTGCTGCCAGCGGGCGTACAGATTGCCGTGGCGACGGGTACCGCCGGAACGGGTGCTCCGGTTCTCACCGGCGCGGTGGCTGCAATGGCGGATGAGCCGTTTGATTATATCGGCCTGCCGTTCAACGACACGGCCTCCGTTAACACGCTGGTGACCGAGATGAACGATACCAGCGGTCGCTGGAGCTATGCGCGTCAGCTGTATGGTCATGTGTATACGGCAAAGATCGGCACGCTGTCAGAACTGGTGACCGCAGGTGACCAGTTTAACCAGCAGCACATTACCCTGGCGGGGTACGAAAAAGACACCCAGACGCCTGCCGACGAGCTGGCGGCAAGCCGTACCGCCCGCGCAGCGGTGTTTATCCGCAACGATCCGGCACGTCCCACGCAGACCGGTGAGCTGGTGGGTATGCTGCCTGCGCCGAAGGGGAAACGGTTCACGATGACCGAACAACAGACCCTGCTGTCTCATGGCGTGGCAACGGCGTATGTCGAAAGCGGGGTACTGCGCATTCAGCGTGATGTCACCACGTACAGGAAAAACGCTTACGGGGTTGCGGATAACAGCTACCTCGACAGCGAGACGCTGCATACCAGTGCGTATGTACTGCGCAAACTGAAATCCGTCATTACCAGTAAGTACGGGCGTCACAAGCTTGCCAGCGACGGTATCCGCTTTGGTCCCGGTCAGGCGATTGTCACCCCGGCGGTGATCAAAGGGGAACTGCTGGCAACCTACCGTCAGCTTGAGCGTGCGGGGATCGTGGAAAACTACGAACTGTTTAAGCAGTACCTGGTTGTGGAGCGTGATGCCAGCGATCCGAACCGCCTGAACACGCTGTTCCCGCCTGACTATGTTAACCAGTTGCGTGTCTTTGCCGTGGTTAACCAGTTCCGTCTTCAGTATTCAGAGGAGTCTGCATAATGGCCCGTATCGGGGGAACCTGTTATTTCAAAATTGACGGTCAGCAGCTATCGCTGACCGGCGGCATTGAGGTGCCCATGAACAGGACGGTCAATGATGACATCATCGGCCTGGACGGTTCAGTGGACCGCAAGGAAACTCACCGTGCGCCTTATGTTAAAGGGACCTTCAAGGTGCCGAAGAATTTTCCGGTGAGCAAAATCACCTCGTCTGATGAGATGACCATCACTGCCGAGCTGGCGAACGGTCAGGTCTATGTACTGTCGTCTGCCTGGCTGCACGGCGAAGCGAACCATAATGCCGAAGAAGGGACGGTTGATCTTGAGTTCCACGGTGAAGAAGGGGATTACCAGTAATGAAAGAGCTTGAGTTAAAGAAACCGATTACCGCTCATGGCGAGACACTCTCCGTACTGGAGTTTGATGAGCCCACCGGGAAAGATGTCCGCGAGCTGGGGTATCCCTACCAGATGAATCAGGATGAGTCCGTCAGACTTCTGGCGCATGTGGTATCGAAATACATTGTGCGGCTGGCGAAAGTGCCGCAAAACTCTGTCGACCAGATGTCTCCGGCAGACCTGAATGCTGCGGCGTGGCTTGTGGCTGGTTTTTTCCTCCAGGCCTGACGGCTGAATACCTCACTGATCGCTTCTTTGACTGCGCCAGCTACTGGCGCATTAATCCCTTCGAATTGCTGAATATGCCGATCAGTGAAATTCCCTTGCTGGTCAGTCAGGCAAACAGGATAGAGCAGGAGAAACGCACACATGGCTGAATTTGAGCTTAAGGCGTTGATCACCGGTGTCGACAGACTTTCTCCCGCGCTGTCGAAAATGCAAAAGAAAATCCGGGGATTTAAACGCCAGGCGGAAGAAGCATCACAGGGTGGGCTGGCGCTTGGTGGCGGACTGGCAGCGGGTCTGACGCTTTCCCTGAAATCTTATGCCGATCAGGAAAACGCCGCCACCGGGCTGAAAGTCGCCATGATGGATGCGAACGGCGAGGTCGGAAAGAGCTTTCAGGACATCAATAAACTGGCTATTGGCCTGGGTAACCAGCTACCCGGTACAACGGCTGATTTCCAGAACATGATGCAGATGCTGGTGCGTCAGGGGATCCCGGCAGAAAACATTCTTGGTGGTGTGGGTAAAGCGACAGCTTATCTTGCGGTACAACTGAAAAAAACACCGGAAGCGGCTGCTGAGTTTGCTGCAAAGATGCAGGATGCTACCGGAACGGCGTCAGAAGACATGATGGGGCTGTTCGACACTATCCAGAAGGCGTTTTATCTGGGCGTTGACGATACCAACATGTTGTCCTTCTTCACTAAAACCAGTTCTGTTCTGAAGATGGTGAACAAGGACGGTCTTCAGGCTGCACAGAGCCTTGCCCCTATCAGCGTCATGATGGATCAGATGGGGATGAACGGGGAGTCGGCAGGTAATGCCCTGCGAAAAGTTATCCAGTCCGGATTAAGCGTTAAGAAAATCAGGGACGTCAATAAAGTCATGGCCCGCCAGAAACTCGGAGTGCAGCTCGATTTTACTGACGGCAAAGGGAGTTTTGGCGGTCTTGATAACATGTTCAGGCAACTGGCAAAGCTGCGAAAACTGACCGACGTTAAGCGAACAGGTGTACTTAAGGCAATATTTGGTGATGATGCCGAAACCCTTCAGGTGGTCAATGCACTAATCGATAAAGGAAAGGATGGCTACGATCAGATCCAGCAGAAGATGAATAAACAGGCCAGCCTGAATAAACGTGTTCAGGCCCAGCTTGGTACGCTGTCCAACCTGTGGGAGGCAATGACGGGGACCGCAACTAACGGCCTTGCGGCTATTGGCGGCGCATTTTCTGGTGACGCCAAAAATATCACGCAATGGCTGGGGGAGTTAGGGGAAAAATTCACGAAGTTTGCGGATGAAAATCCCCGGGTTATTCGCGGCGTCGTCGGGCTTGCTGCCGGTCTTGCGATTCTGAAACTGGGATTGATGGGCGTTGGCGGTGCCATCAGTATTGTCAGCAGGATCATGTCGATGACGCCGATTGGAATGATTGCGACGGCGATAGCCCTGGCTGCGGGATTAATTATCACTAACTGGGATGTTGTCGGACCTTATTTCAAGAAGCTCTGGGAAACCATTGGTCCTTATTTTGAGGCTGGCTGGGAACTTCTGAAGAAGGTTTTTGCCTGGTCGCCGCTGGGGATGGTAATCAATAACTGGGGACCGGTTGTTAAGTGGTTTCAGGATATGTGGGACAAGCTGAAGCCAATTATTGAGTGGTTTACCGACAGTTCCGGTGACACGGTCGATGCCATTAACTCTGCGCAGTGGGGCGCGGGTGCTTATGATGCTTATGGGACGGGAATACCGGCACGGGGATACACACCTTATCAGGCGGTAGATCCGGCTCAGTCAAACAACGCCTCCGATGCCACAGGCCCGAATCCCTTCATGATTAACAAAGCTTCTGCGCCAAAAGTTGATGGTGAGATCAAGGTCTCTTTTGTGAATTCGCCTCCGGGTATGCGGGTTATGGAAACGCGATCCAGCGGTTTTGATGTCAGCCATGATGTTGGCTATACGCGCTTTGGCAGGTAATGAAAAATTAATCTGTTAATGAGTCCCACTCCGGTGGGATTTTTTATGTACGGAGTTTATATGACGTGGAAAGACAGACTTCAGGACGCGTCATTTCGCGGTGTGCCGTTTAAGGTTGAAGAAGAAAGTGCGGGAACCGGTCGTCGTGTGGAAACGCACGAATACCCGAACCGCGACAAACCCTATACCGAAGACCTGGGGAAAATCACTTTCCGCCCGTCCATCACAGCTTATGTGGTGGGAGATGACTGCTTTGACCAGCGCGATCGCCTGATTGACGCGCTGAATAAACCCGGTCCTGGCACGCTTGTCCATCCGACTTACGGTGAGCTGAAAGTCTGTGTTGACGGGGAAGTTAGGGTCAGCACATCGAAGAGTGAAGGGCGTATTGTCCGCTTTGACCTGAAGTTTGTCGAAGCGGGAGAACTCTCTTACCCCACTTCAGGTGCGGCGACGGCGCAGACGCTGATGTCATCCTGTTCTGCACTGGATGACTGCATCAGTGATAGCTTCAGTGGTTTCAGTATCGATGGTGTGGCAGATTTTGTGCAGAACGACGTCGTCGGTAATGCCAGCACAATGCTTGGGTATGTTTCTGATGCGATGAAAGTGGTGGATTCTGCCGTATCGGATGCCGCCAGGCTGTTGCAGGGGGATATCTCGGTACTTCTGCCGCCGCCATCGTCAGGCAAAAATTTCGTTGAGCAGGTGCAGAAAATGTGGCGTACCGGGAAACGCCTTTATGGTAACGCCAGCGACCTGGTCACCATGATCAAAACGCTTTCCGGTGTCAGCCTCGGCAGCGATCTGCAACCGCGCGGCGTCTGGAAAACGGACAGTAAAACCACCGCCACGGCGACGCAGCAGCGTAACGTGGTTGCCAGCACCCTTCGTACGACCGCAATCAGCGAAGCGGCGTATGCCGTCACACGATTGCCTGCGCCCACAACTTCCGCGGTGATGCAGAATGCCACAGTGGGGCAGTCAACAACACCCGCGCAGAGCACCGGCTGGCCTTCTGTCACGCATCCGGCACTGAACAATGCACCGGCGGTGAAAAACACGGTTGACCTGCCAACGTGGGAAGAACTGACCGACATTCGCGACACACTGAATACGGCAATTGATAAGGAGTTGTCCCGTACAACCAGTGATGCGCTGTTTCTGGCGCTGCGCCGGGTGAAAGCAGATCTGAATGCGGATATCAACACGCGCCTTGAACAGTCTGCACGGATCATTCAGCGCACGCCGGATGAGGTTTTACCCGCGCTGGTGCTGGCGGCGACCTGGTTTGATAACGCGGCGCGTGACGCGGACATTATCCGGCGTAATGCCATTACGCATCCCGGCTTTGTGCCGGTGATCCCTCTGAAGGTGCCAGTGCAATGAACGACAATGTCACGCTACGGGTAAATGGCCGGGAGTGGAATGGCTGGACATCGGTGCGCATCGGTGCCGGTATTGAACGGCTGGCGCGGGATTTCAGTGTGGAGATCACTCGCCAGTGGCCGGGAGATGAGGGTATCACCATGCTTCAGCCGCGCATTAAAAACGGTTCAAAAGTGGAAGTGCTGATTGGTGATGAGCTGGTGATCACCGGCTGGGTGGAGGCGACTCCCGTTCGTTACGATGCCCGTTCGGTCAGCACCGGTATTGCCGGACGTAGTCTGACGGCTGACCTGATTGACTGTGCAGCCGAACCGACACAGTTTAACGGACGCTCGCTGGTGCAGATTGCGCAGGCGCTTGCTGCGCCTTTCGGCATTGAGGTGGTGAACAGCGGTGCGCCGTCGGGTGTTATTCCTGATGTTCAGCCTGATCACGGTGAAACGGTGATTGAGGTAATCAACAAAATACTCGGTCAGCAGCAGGCGCTGGCTTACGACGACCCGCACGGCAGGCTGGTGATTGGCGGTATTGGCTCAACGCGGGCACATACCGCGCTGGTACTTGGGGAAAACATCCTTTCCTGTGATACGGAGAAGAGTATCCGGGAGCGGTTTTCTGTTTACCAGGTGGCGGGGCAGCGTGCCGGAAACGACGATGATTTCGGTGAGGCCACCACCACCGCGCTGCGGGCCCGCACAGAGGACGCATTTATTGCCCGTTACCGTCCGATGTATATCAGGCAGACAGGGCAGGCCACGGGGGCAGGTTGTATTGCGCGTGCTGACTTTGAAGCCCGACAACGGGCGGCGCGGACGGATGAAACCACCTATGTGGTGCAGGGCTGGCGACAGGGTAACGGTACGCTGTGGCAGCCCAACCAGCGGGTGATTGTCTTCGATCCGGTCTGTGGTTTCGACAATACCGAACTGCTTGTCTCGGAAGTCACGTTTACTCAGGACCAGAACGGCACCCTGACGGAAATCCGTGTCGGCCCACCTGATGCTTATCTGCCTGAACCCGAAGCCCCCGGCGCGCGGAAAAAGAAAAAAGCCAGAGTACAGGAGGACCCGTTCTGATGAGGACGATTGAAGCCATGCAGCGACAACTTCTCGGCCTGATTGGGCGGGCAGTGGTGAAAAGCATCAGTGCCGCCACGAAATGTCAGACCGTGGATGTGTCCCTGATTGCCGGTGAACCCAAAGCCGGGGTTGAACATCTTGAACCCTACGGTTTTACCGCAAGGGCAAACAGCGGTGCGGAAGCGGTGGTGTTGTTTCCGGATGGCGACCGTTCTCATGCGGTGGTTGTTACGGTGTCGGACCGGCGCTACCGCCTGAAAGGGCTGCAGACGGGTGAGGTGGCTGTCTATGACGATCAGGGGCAGTCTGTGACGCTGACCCGGGAGGGGATCGTGGTGGACGGTGCAGGTAAAACGATCACGTTTCGCAATGCGCCCAGAGCACGTTTTGAAATGGACCTGGAAGTGACCGGACAGGTGAAAGACCTGTGCGACTCCGGCGGTACCACCATGTCAGCGATGCGGCTTGCCTATAACGGGCATCGTCACAGAGAGAACGGTCAGGGCAGTAACACCGACAAACCTGATAAAGCGATGGAGGCATGATGGAACTGTGGCTGACGGTGAACGGTAAACGCACCTGCACCAGCGCACAGCTGGATCCGCTGACCCGCGCCGTGGTGATTTCCCTGTTTACCTGGCGGCGGGCGGAGCCTGATGACAACGCCGATGTCCCGATGGGATGGTGGGGGGATACCTGGCCTGCGGTACAGAATGACCGTTACGGCTCCCGACTGTGGCTGCTTCAGCGCAGCAAACTGACCAATCAGCAGGTGCAGACGGTAAGGGGGTATATCCGCGAATGCCTGCAATGGATGATTGATGACGGCGTGGTGTCCCGTATTAATCTGGATATCCGCCGCACCGGGATTAATGAACTGGGTAACAGTATCACTCTCTGGCGTCGTGACGGACCGGTAATAATCTCTTTTGATGATCTGTGGAGTGCGATAACGCATGGCGGACAGTGAATTTCAGCGCCCGACGCTGGCAGAAAATATCAGTATGCTCCGTAACGATTTATTCGCCAGGCTGGACGTCAGCGACACGCTCCGGCGCATGGATGAAGACGTGCGGGCAAAGGTGTATGCGGCGGCGCTGCATACGGTTTACGGTTACATCGATTATCTGGCAATGAACATGCTGCCTGACCTGTGCGATGAGTCCTGGCTGGCGCGACATGCTGCGATGAAACGGTGTCCGCGCAAGGGGGCCACGGCTGCCAGCGGGTATATGCGCTGGGAAGGTGTCAGCGATGGCCTGAAGGTGACCGCCGGGAGTGTTATTCAGCGCGATGACCTGGTGCAGTACACGGCAACTGCCGATGCAACCAGCTCCGGTGGTGTCCTGCGCGTGCCGATCGCCTGCTCAAGTGCAGGAGCGGTCGGTAACGCTGACGACGGTACGTCATTAATCCTGGTCACGCCGGTGAATGGTCTGCCGTCTTCCGGCGTGGCAGACACTCTGACAGGTGGATTTGATACTGAAGAGCTGGAAACGTGGCGCGCCCGCGTCATTGAGCGGTATTACTGGACGCCTCAGGGCGGGGCTGACGGGGACTATGTCGTCTGGGCTAAAGAAGTGCCCGGCATTACCCGCGCATGGACATACCGTCACTGGATGGGAACGGGAACTGTCGGTGTGATGATTGCCAGCAGTGACCTGATTAATCCCATTCCGGAAGAATCAACGGAAACGGCAGCAAGACAACATATCGGGCCACTGGCCCCGGTGGCAGGCTCTGATTTGTATGTATTCAGGCCGGTGGCACATACGGTGGATTTTCATATCCGCGTGACGCCGGACACACCAGAAATACGGGCTGCCATTACCGCGGAGTTGCGTTCGTTCCTGCTGCGTGATGGTTATCCGCAGGGAGAACTGAAGGTGTCACGTATCAGTGAAGCGATTTCCGGTGCGAACGGGGAATACAGCCATCAGTTGCTTGCACCGGCGGACAATATCTCCATTGCAAAAAATGAACTGGCGGTACTGGGGACGATTTCATGGACGTGACAAACGATGATTACATCCGTCTGTTGTCGGCACTGTTGCCACCCGGTCCGGCGTGGTCAGCCAGAGATCCGGCGATTGCCGGTGCGGCACCCTCATTAACTCGCGTTCATCAGCGTGCGGATGCCCTGATGCGGGAGCTGGATCCGCGCACCACCACCGAACTGATAAATCGCTGGGAGCGTCTGTGCGGCCTGCCGGATGAATGTATTCCCGCAGGGACACAGACCCTTCGCCAGCGTCAGCAACGGCTGGATGCGAAGGTTAACCTGGCGGGCGGCATCAACGAGAATTTTTATCTTGCACAGCTTGCTGCCCTGGGCAGACCAGACGCCACCATCACGCGATACGACAAAAGCACGTTCACCTGCTCATCGGCCTGTACTGACGCGGTGAATGCGCCGGAATGGCGGTATTACTGGCAGGTCAACATGCCAGCCGCCACAAACACCACCTGGATGACATGTGGCGATCCCTGTGATTCCGCGCTGCGTATCTGGGGCGACACCGTTGTCGAATGTGTGCTTAACAAACTCTGCCCGTCGCATACCTACGTAATTTTTAAATATCCGGAGTAATCCATGCATCGTATAGACACGAAAACCGCGCAGAAGGATAAGTTCGGCGCGGGTAAGAACGGTTTTACCCGTGGTAACCCCCAGACTGGCACACCTGCCACCGATCTGGATGATGACTACTTTGATATGTTGCAGGAAGAACTCTGCAGCGTGGTGGAGGCATCCGGTGCCAGCCTGGAGAAGGGGCGAAACGACCAGTTGCTTACCGCGCTTCGTGCTCTGCTGTTAAGCCGCAAGAATCCGTTTGGTGATATCAAATCGGATGGCACGGTGAAAACGGCTCTCGAAAACCTTGGTTTAGGAGAAGGCTCAGCATTGCCTGTTGGCGTACCTGTTCCGTGGCCCTCAGCCACTCCGCCAACAGGCTGGCTGAAATGCAACGGAGCAGCTTTTTCTGTTGAAGAATACCCGGAACTGGCAAAGGCTTACCCGACAAATAAATTGCCTGATTTACGTGGTGAGTTTATTCGTGGCTGGGATGACGGACGTGGTATGGATACGGGGAGGGCAATATTATCAGCTCAGGGCGATGCCATACGTAATATCTATGGTGAGTTCAAGACTGTAAACACCGAAAATTATTCAATATGGGAATCAGTAGGCTCGTTTAAGGGGGCAGTAGTGCCTTTGAATCCCTCAACGAACAATAGTTATTTCTCCTTAGTCAGAAGTATGGTGACAGAAAGGTCCGAGGGCGGTGTTTACCCAAAAGTGATTGGCCTTGATGCTTCAAGAATTGTTCCAACTGCAAACGAAAACCGTCCTCGTAACATTGCCTTTAATTATATCGTGAGGGCTGCCTGATGAATAAAGCCGTATTAAATAACGAACTCATTGCCATAAAAGCGGGAGACATTACCATTTATAATTATGATGGTGAAACGCGGGAATATATTTCCACATCAACTGAATATCTTGCGGTTGGCGTCGGTATTCCGGCATGTTCCTGTTTAGATGCTCCAGGCGCATACAAAGCTGGTTATGCAATCTGCCGTTCTGCAGATTTTAAGTCATGGGAATATGTGCCAGACCATCGCGGTGAAATCGTCTTTAGCACCGAAACAGGAGAATCAAAAGAAATCACAGCTCCGGGTGATTACCCTAATAATACAACCACTATCGCCCCATTAACGCCATACGATAAATGGGATGGTGAGAAATGGGTGACGGATACTGAGGCACAGCATAGCGCCGCAGTAGACGCGGCAGAAGCACAGCGCCAGTCACTGATTGATGCTGCAATGGCTTCCATTAGTCTGATTCAGCTGAAATTACAGGCCGGACGGAAACTGACGCAGGCAGAAACAACCCGGCTTAACGCTGTGCTGGATTACATTGACACGGTGACGGCAACAGATACCAGCACCGCGCCGGATGTCATCTGGCCTGAACTGCCGGAGGCGTAGGCCATTCAATATCTGGAGCACTGGAGGTATCAACCAGTTCCAGTGCGTCCAGATAATCCAGCCATAAATTATATTGTTCCAGCTCGTCACCTTTCAGACGACCAATAGCAGCTTTGCCAGGCCACTGATGGGTATTGATGTAGGTATTGACTTCTGAAACCAAAGATATTTTTTTCATTTCAGCCGTCAACACCTCATCCTCTTTTGAAGGGGGTGGGGAATTAATCCATACTGGCCGTCCTGAACTGTCAGCGCCAATTTCTTTCCCTTCTGGATGCAGCCCAAGAAATTGCTCATATGTTTCTCGGGTAATTTCAATAACATCATCTGGAAGCGTTCCCGCATCCTCATATTCTGGAAACAATTCTTGTAGATAAAAACTTTTACTTCCGGGTGAAAAGAATACTGAGTTCATTATTACCGTCCAATGATTAACGCTGAGACGCTGGTATCTGAAGGAAAGGCTGCATTCAGTGGTTTGTCGACTTTGAATACAATCGTATTATTCCCCCGGACAGCGGCAAAAGAACAAACCGCCGTCGCGTATGAACCTGTAATATTACTGGATACACCACCATAGGTTGTTGTTGATACCAGAGGGATAACGCCCAGCACCTTATTAGGAAATACAAAGGGCAATGTGGCTGTGGCAATATAAGACTTATTAGAACCTGTGATGGCATAAGCATTATCAGTCATTCCATTCATCGCCACTGGGCCGCTTATACTTACAGTAACCATCTGGATGATTAGCCCGTCAGGTTGACGAATCACAAAATTTCCATTGCCACCAGTAACCGTCCAGAAAGACATATCAGGGATTTGGTTTTCCCCGTTGCCCACATTCCGTTTTGCCGCTTCTCCCAAACCAACGTTTATGAAAATGCAGAAATAACGAGCAAATGGCATCATTCCTGCTTTTGTCAGGGAGATCTACCATGCTTATTGGCTATGTACGTGTGTCAACAAATGACCAGAACACAGATCTACAACGTAATGCGCTGAACTGTGCAGGATGCGAGCTGATTTTTGAAGACAAGATAAGCGGTACAAAGTCCGAAAGGCCGGGACTGAAAAAACTGCTCAGGACATTATCGGCAGGTGATACTCTGGTTGTCTGGAAGCTGGATCGGCTGGGGCGTAGTATGCGGCATCTGGTCATTCTGGTTGAGGAGTTGCGCGAACGTGGCGTTAATTTTCGCAGCCTGACGGATGCTATTGATACCAGCACACCGATGGGGCGTTTTTTCTTTCATGTGATGGGTGCCCTGGCTGAAATGGAACGAGAACTGATTGTTGAACGAACAAAAGCTGGACTGGAAGCTGCTCGCGCACAGGGACGAATTGGGGGACGTCGTCCCAAACTTACACTAGAACAATGGGCGCAGGCCGGGCGATTAATTGCATCAGGCATTCCTCGCCAGAAGGTGGCGATTATCTATGATGTTGGTGTGTCAACTTTGTATAAGAGGTTTCCTGCAGGGGATAAATAAAGTTAAAGACACTTTGTGTACAAAATAAAACAACAGCAACTTGTTGCAATTTTATCAATAAAAGTAGTATTGTCGTAAAAAATTGATTAAAGATTAATGCTATGCATGTTTTTGATAATAATGGAATTGAACTAAAAGCTGAGTGTTCGATAGGTGAAGAGGATGGCGTTTATGGTCTAATCCTTGAGTCGTGGGGGCCGGGTGACAGAAACAAAGATTACAATATCGCTCTTGATTATATCATTGAACGGTTGGTTGATTCTGGTGTATCCCAAATCGTAGTATATCTGGCGTCATCATCAGTCAGAAAACATATGCATTCTTTGGATGAAAGAAAAATCCATCCTGGTGAATATTTTACTTTGATTGGTAATAGCCCCCGCGATATACGCTTGAAGATGTGTGGTTATCAGGCTTATTTTAGTCGTACGGGGAGAAAGGAAATTCCTTCCGGCAATAGAACGAAACGAATATTGATAAATGTTCCAGGTATTTATAGTGACAGTTTTTGGGCGTCTATAATACGTGGAGATCTATCAGAGCTTTCACAGCCTACAGATGATGAATCGCTTCTGAATATGAGGGTTAGTAAATTAATTAAGAAAACGTTGAGTCAACCCGAGGGCTCCAGAAAACCAGTTGAGGTAGAAAGACTACAAAAAGTTTATCTCCGAGACCCGATGGTAAAAGCTTGGATTTTACAGCAAAGTAAAGGTATATGTGAAAACTGTGGTAAAAATGCTCCGTTTTATTTAAATGATGGAAGCCCATACTTGGAAGTGCATCATGTAATTCCCCTGTCTTCAGGTGGTGCTGATACAACAGATAACTGTGTTGCCCTTTGTCCGAATTGCCATAGAGAATTGCACTATAGTAAAAATGCAAAAGAGCTAATCGAGATGCTTTACGTTAATATAAACCGATTACAGAAATAAAATTGTTTATTAAAGTCACATTTAAGACGTAATACCTTACAGGGTAAAAATTTTCTCTGATCTTAACTTCTGCAAATGTTAACTGCTATTTTTATGCTAAAAATGGTTATCAAAACTCAAAAACACATGTTGATAATCAATGAGTTATGGAAATGCTAAGAGCTAATGAGTTATATGCAAATTAGTAAAATTATGTTGCTATGTCAAATAGTTACGATTTAATCATCTAACTAATGCTGCGCCATATGGGTTGGACTGAAGCAGCTGACCTGATTGTTAAAGGTATGGAAGGCGCAATCAATGCGAAGACCGTAACCTATGATTTCGAACGACTGATGGAAGGCGCTAAGTTGCTGAAATGTTCAGAATTTGGTGATGCGATCATCAAGAACATGTAATCTCTACATGTGTTAAATATTGAAACGGGCGTATAACACGCCCGTTGTTTTATGATGATGTAAAATTTTCCCCCAAACTTTCCCCAAAACCCTTCCCCAAAACTGGCTATTTTCTATGCTGTTTTGATATCTACGATAACCCAGTCTTTACCACGATCATCATTGTATCGGTCGGTCATTTCTCTGGATTTATGACCTGGTAACTTTTGCGTATCCAGACCCTGTTCCCGATATAACCGTTCTGACAGAGATCGCTGCTCATGAAATGTGGGCGCAGTTCCTGGCTCCCACTTTATGCCACATTTTTCCCTGGCCTTTTTAAAAGCCGTTGTCAGAGTATTTGCAGAAACCTGGTCTCCTCTGTTTGCTTGAGAGGTAGTGTGACGGTAATGGACCAGATATTGACTAACAACAGCATCCCTGCACTGAGATATAACTTCACGAAGGGTAATATTCAGAGCATCGCATTTCAGGTTAAGCGGAATAGCAAGTTTTGAACCGGTTTTTTCCTGAATAATGTACAACATGTCGTCCCAGATATCAGAGAATTTCAAATTGCAGATATCACCTAAACGTTGTCCAGTAACAAGAACAAGTAGCATCCCGCATTTTAAATAGGGCTGCCGTCTGCTTACGCTGTCAAATATTGCCTGCCATTCGGGCAGTGACAATCTTTGGCGGTTTACTCGATTTCGCGGTTGTTTTGTTGCGTTCTCTGCGGACGTTGAAAGAATTCAAAAAAATACGTTGTTAAGACATGGTAAGGTATGGGCTATTCCGGTGGCGATCCAGAGGTTTTTGTAATGCGACAAATCGATTTTTACATGGTAGATGCTTTTGCTAATTCCACATTTGAAGGTAATGCCGCAGCTGTTTGTCCTCTCACAGAATGGCTGCCCGATGAGACATTACTGAAAATGTCTAAACAGCATAACCAATCAGAAACCGCTTATTTTGTCCCGACTGAAAAAGGTTTTGAGCTGCGCTGGTTCACCACTCAGGCGGAAATCAATCTATGCGGACATGCCACACTGGCCGCTGCTCACGTCATCTTTGAACATCTGAACCATCCGGGCGAGACTATCCATTTTGATACCCGGTTTGTTGGTCCACTGACGGTGACACGCTACGGTGAATGGCTGACGCTTGATTTTCCTGCCTGGAAAACTGAACCCGTCACACCACCGTCATTACTGCTGGAAGCGTTAGGTATTACAGAATACATAGAAGTGCGCGTGGCGCGTGATTACATGGTGGTGCTGGAGAACCAACAGCAGGTTGAAGCAGTACGACCGGATATTAATGCCATGCTGCCTCTGGGAAAAATGGTTTGTATCACAGCACCGGGAGAAGGGGAATATGATTTTGTCAGCCGTTTCTTCTGCCCGGGTGAAGCCGTAGTGGAAGACCCCGTCACAGGTTCAGCGCACAGTATGCTCATTCCGTACTGGGCGGAAAAATTGAACAAGACACAAATGATGGCGTATCAGGGCGCTGAGCGCGGCGGGGATTTACGCTGCCAGCAGGTCGGGGAACGTGTTCACATTGGCGGGCAGGCAACAACGTACCTGTCGGGTAAAATACTGTTGCGCTAGAACATACGGGATGTTGTTCGAAAGACAGGTCTGCTGTTTGATCATGGCAGACCTAATGGTGAGGCTGGCAGTTCGCTCCGTGTCACGAGCGGACGTTGCTTTTCAATTTTTATTGTCCTAAAAGTTAATGATCCAATGTAATCAGGACAATACTATGCTCCTTAAGAGACTTAAAAGTCTCGAATGTTCTCTTCATTATGACAAGCGAAACTGGGTTGCCATTGTGGCGATGCTTCTTGCTCATGCCGGACCGTAGCTGATGCCATGTAGCTCAAGTACCTGACTGCGTAATACAGCCTGTCTGCCGTCTGGTTTTCCAGAACGGTTTTCCCAGTATTTGTAGCTACTGCGATGAACCCTGAACACGTGGCAGAGAGTGACCACAGGATAACACACCCTGAGTTTCCCGATTATCGAGAACCTTTCAGGAAGCCCGACATCAAGAGTAAGCGTCGTCTGAGTACCGTCTGCCCCCGAATCCAGGATCCTGTACCTTGAGCACCCACTTATTTTGCAGGTGGACACCTCGTGCGCGCAAAGAAAGACTTCCCCGGAAACACTCTTCCCCTGAATTCAAAATGTAACTGGTCAGGCTGGCTCTTGAAGAAGAAGGTAGTATTGCCGCACTGACCCGGAAACATGACGTCAATCATAACCTGCTCTTTAAATGGATAAGGCTCATCGATGGTAAGGTCTGGCGAACGGTGTATTACCGGTTAGCTACCCTGGAGGAACGGGAGCGACAGATGAGCACGAACCTGATTGTTCAAGGAGAGCCGTCAGAGTGCCGCGATGAAGCATAAGTGCCCTTATTATGAACACCAGGTAGTACAATTACGATTCTGGATAATAATGTCTATTACATATTATTAGGGAATAACCGGAGGGAAGTGCGCTTTATTGGGTGAAAAGGGGCAGAAAGCCTGCCCCTTGGATGAATGATATGTTGTTGAAACTGCGTCGGCTTTATGATCAGGCCCGCGACCAGCCCGCATCCGTGCAGGCTGACAGGGTGGCGCAGTATCTGAAGTACTGGCTGTGGGGAGGGATCTGGCTACCCCGGAGACTATGTGGAGAATCAACCGGAGACAGCGGATTAGTGCACTTTCTCAGGTTCTGCCATTCAGTTACAGTCATTGGCGGACACAATACACGTTGCCTAAATCTGCCAACGCATCGTACTCAACTTTCCAACGAAGCGACCAATAAAATTTCCCATCATCACCCACGATTAGCAGACCCACCGGAAAGCGGGCGTACGTCGAATAACTCGAATCCTCTGCGGCCCAAATAAGCGGCGTACCTTCTGTGAGAGAGTCAGCTGGCAGCCCCCCCCACTCCCCCAGTAGGGAACCAGTCCTACCCAAATACATTGTGTTTCCATCAATCAGTTCTGGCCGCGTCGGGAGACGTCCGTCCTGGTTACATGTAGCCACAGCACTAGTGTAATTGTGATTAATGCCTGCCCAGATAAACCAGTTATGGACTTCAAATTCATACTTCAGCAAGGTGGTGGCGTTGCTGCCTTGATTCGGGGTGGCAGTGATTTTCACTCTCCGGGCAGACGATGGCAGGTCAGTCCCGAATGTGACAATCGCTTCGCCATCCTTTTTCCTAACGCTGACTTCGGCACAACTGTCTGTATCACTGCCACACGTGACCTTCAGGTCGTACTTACTGACATCATCCTGGAAGTTATTTGCCTTCAGCGTAAAGGTTGCACCCTTAAAGGCCGTGGTCGGGAATTTCTCTGAGGTACTGAAGGTAAAGCTTCCTGCAGATATCTCTCCGGTCATGTTTTTCTCACCCACACTGATGCTGTAGGTCACTTCTTTCGTCCATTCCAGCATCAGGGTGGCCTTCAGACCCGCCTGCGCAGCACCAGCGGTATATGTTGCCGTGTATTCACCGGGGGTGTCGGTTTCTGCCCATGCTATATCCAGGCTGGTATTGGGCACATTCACCACCCCGGCTTTATTCAGGGTGTCTGCCATCCCGCTGACAGCTTTCTGATTTTTGTCCTTCAGAGTCGCTGTCAGGGTCATGATGTCCCCGGTCTTATAATCACTGCTGTTCATGCCGAACTCAGAATATTCCCTGTCAGGTAGCTGTGCCTTCAGCTCAACCTCTACAGCCTCATTCACTCCGTTCTCTCCGTTCACCTGCGGCATGATGCGTGCAATACCCGTTGTGGTGCCGGTCAGTGTCGTGGTGTACACACCGATTTCCCCGGTCTCCACAAAAACAGGCACACTGACGGTTACGTCGTTATTCAGGTTCACTGCTGTCACCGTCAGTCCGCCCACCGCATTGCCGTAAATGTCCCGGGCCTCATATTTTAGTACTGCCGTATCTGTACCGTCCGCCGTAATTTGCTTCTTACCGGTTGTGACTGACGAGTTCGATACAGACAACGCACCCGGCAGGACGCTGTACTTTTCAGTGAATTTATTTTTCCCGCCCAGCGTCAGCCTCGCCTGGTGTGTGTCTGCCGCGTTACGGGCGATGTACATCTTCCGGTAAACCCCGCCATCCTCTTCCTGCCACTCTGCACCGTCTGCCTCTGTCATCCCGCTTACTGTCACGGCGTCGCTGTACAGCACCGTTTTCTGGTTGCCGACTGGCTGCTGTCGTTCATCCCTCAGCGTCACCGTCACTCTCACAGGGTCACCGGCACGGAAGGTCTGTGCAGTGGCTGCCAGTGTCTCCCGGACGGTGCCCGCTGACAGGGTGATGTCGGAGTACTGTATGACCGGTACTGTTTTGCTCAGTATCACCGTCACTGGCACCGTCGCCGCGTCCTTTCCTTCGACCTGTGGCATCACACTCACTTCACCCGGCGTACTGCCGCTGAGTTCAGCGGTGTACTCCCCCGGGGTGGAGGTCTCCGTGAAGAACTCACTCAGGCTGAAATTCAGTCCCTCCGGCGCCGTGAATCCGGCAGTCACCTTCAGACCACTGACTGCCTTACCGTCCGTGTCCCGGGCGAGGAAGGTCAGGCGTGCCGTGTCCACCCCGTCCGGCTTCAGCATGGGTTTGTCACTGGTCACTTCCGAGTCCTCTGTGCTCAGTTGCGGCACCTGCACCACCACCGTGCTCTCCTCGCGGTTACTGTGGTTGCCTTTCACATCTTCGGCGGTCACCGCCACCCGGTAGGTGTTATCGGTGTCCGGGGTGGCTGTGTAACGGTACTCAGGCAGGGTGACGGTCACCTGGCTGTCCGTAGTACTGATAACACCTCCGGCTGCCGTCAGCGTTGCCGCATCGGTCTGCAATGTCTTCAGCGCATATTTACTCTGCAGCGAGGCCACCAGGGCTTTCTGCTCGCCGCCTTTACCGGTCACTGGATCGTTAAGCTGCAGCTTCACCAGCTCTTTCTTGCGGTACTCCAGCACAATGTTGTTGTTACGCTCCACCAGGTCATGGCGGCTGCCGGAGAGACTGCGGCGGTACGCCACCGCGTCCGGGTCAAGCTGGCGGGCCAGGCTCACCCCCGGCGTGTAGCTCAGGTTAAGGCCAAAGTGGGTGTCGTTCTCGCCCCCCTTGCCCTGACGCTGCTCCGCACTCAGGGAGACCAGCGGTACCGGGGTGTAACTCAGCCCGGCGGTGAAGGCGTGCGGGTCTTTCTGCCGGTGGTCGCGACCAAACAGCGCCACCTCATCCCCGTAGTACTGTTCATACATCAGCTTCGCCCCCAGCTGCGGGTATGCCGGCAGGTAGCCTTCTGCCCGCACATCCCAGCCGTTCGCCGGACGCGCTTCATAGTCATTATCCAGTTCCGGTGCATCCCGCCAGCCGGTGAGGCGCAGGTAACCGTTAGCTCCAAGCTTCAGGTAATCGCGCCAGTACTCGCCGCCGAGCCCCAGACGGCTGTGATAGCGCGTCAGGTCGTGGTCGAAAAACAGGTTCACTCCGGTCATGTAATCCGGCATAAAGTGACGCCAGCCGGCACCGGTGTTGAGCTGGTTGCGGTCATCAGTGCGGTGAATGCTGTGCTGGGTGAAGATGATATTCTCCGGGGTGTCGTACCAGGGCAGCAGCAAATCAAGGGCCGAGCCTTTGAGGGTGAAGTGCTCATCAGCGCTCAGTGTCACCCGGGCAGTCCCCCACTGGCTCAGCCATTCCTGAAAGGCCGCCTGTGCCGCGCCGGTGGCGTAACCCCGGGCCATGTCAGCCGCCTGGTCGCCACTGACTCCGCTGGTGAGCATACTGCCGGCCTGTGAGGCGAGTCCGGCCAGCCGGGCATCCTCATCCGCAGTCGCTGCGGTGGTGGTGTCTGCCACCGGTGCTGTCACCCGGAAAGTCCCGGTGGCTGTCGCCGCCACCGGAAAGGCCACCTGGGTGGCGATACACAAAAAAGCCACCGCCCGGGTCAGCGGTCTGTGGCGAAACGTGTTTTCATTCATAAAACATTCTCCCTGTCATCTGTTCTGATATCCCGCAGCCACCGGCAGACGGTCTTCCTCTGCCCTTAACAAGGGGCACAGGAAGAGCGTCCGGCAGTCGGCGCAGAAAAACGGGGCAATAAAAAACGGTCAGACAGCAGGGGTAAGGGCAGGGCAGAGGTGCTGCCGGGAAAAAAATGTGTCGGCCGGGAGGCGGGTTGCCGGAAGTACCATGCATAGCAGGCTCATCGTATCAGAGGAAAGAGGATCCCAGTCTGCCGGGCGTTATGCCTGCTGAAAATCCGGTAAACACCGTATCCCCCTGTATTATGGGAGGCAGATGACAGAATCAGCCCGTTAAGGCGTTACTGTGGATTTGACGATACTGCTTACTGGCCTCCTCCGAATTACCAAAGACTCAATGCTGGATATCGACCGGGCTATGCCAGTGAAAATCCGCATCGAGTGCCATATGCCAGATCGCTGTCGCCGTGATCTGGTCAATCTGCAAAAGGCTGCTTTCGACGCACTCACCAAAGCCGGTTTCTGACCGAATGATGTGTAGATAAGAAGCAAAAGATCCGCAGGTGGCCTTTTTGATCCCTTTTTTGATCAGATTTGCAAGCTTGCTAGCCAGTTCCGGGCTGTCACCTGTTTGCCAGGCATCTGCTCCTGGATAATTCATTTTTACTTGCTCAACCGTAATCATTAAAAGTTCTTCTTAATCGCTGGTGAAAAGAAACGTTATTTTGATATAAATGATAGTATAACCCCCTAAAAATGAAGGGAAATATCAATTAAATCAGATGGTTGTAAAAATATGATTTCAACTAATAAAAGGACAATTTAATAATACTTATCATTAAATATCAGTTGATTAAGAATAAAACTTTTTTTAAAACGCTTTCCAGATGGTTAGTAGGGATTATCACATTATTATTGTCTTAGATATTATTACAG